AGATGCAAATTTTCAGTGTTAAGCCATTACCGAAGAAAAACCCAATGGAATCAAAGGCTTAATGGTGAATTATACGATTGTTCGTATAATGTATAATATGTAAATAAATCAATAACTTACGTGTATTTCCACTATGGCAGAATACATTTATAAATGCAAGAAGTGTGGTGCAGAGTTTACAAAACATTCAAGTTACTGCATCCACTTTTACAAGTGTAAATAAAAAGAATTTGCCGGCTTTTGGGGGCGTTAATCGCAAGTCGGCAATCCTATTTATTGGGGATGTCTCTAATGGTCATCTATGCAGTTTGGTATTTCTTCGTAGTAGGGGTAATAGCTCATCCAGTGGGCTTATATCTCTACTATAAAAAACGGAAGTAAAGGAATTCAATTATGTTGGCTTGTTTGATTTATGGGTCGGACCAGACGACATGTATTGGGTATTTAAACATGGGTTTGGTGACTGGTCTTTTTGCTGCTTTAGTAGTTTTGTACGGTCTCAGCTATGTTTTTAAAATCGTTCTAAAACTAATGGGTTTTTAACCCTTGGAGATAAATATGGAAAATCAAATCGTTGTACAAGAAAAACGCGGAGTTGTAAGTCTACGCAACGCTTCTCGTTATGGTTTGGGGGCTGTTTTATCAGCGGGTATTTTAAGCAGTGCAAGCGCAGCAACTTTAGTAGATGAACAAGCTGCTCAGTTTAAAACTGATGGTATTGCAATGGTTACAGCGATCGGTGTTGCAATGATTTCTGTTGCTGTTGTTGCTGTACTCATTAAATGGGCAAAAGCTACATTCTTTAGCTAATAGCTCAGGGGGTAGAAATACCCCCATCTTATAAGAATTAAATATTTAGAAAGTTGGGGGCTTTTATGAAGTTTTTTAAATATTTAATTTTCATAATCATAACGATTTTTTCTGCTCCAGTATTCGCTGACTCTTTAATTGTCGTTTCTGGGGTTGGTGCCTACAATGGAAAGCAAGCATCTGGATCTACTATTGATGCTGCATGTAAAGCGTTTTATACATCTTATCTAAATCCTGCTACGCATGGACCAATTAGTAATATGGTTGGTTCGGGAAATGCTTGCTATCTTTCAGGTTCTTTATATGCTTCTAAAGTCAGTGAAACATATATTTGCCCACCGATTGATTATCCTGCTTATTACTATTTTGATGCGGGTTCTCCGATTCCTATACAAGAGTGTTATCCAACTGGAGACAAGTTTTGCGTTTTTAAAGCTAAACCTAATTCAATTATTTTGAATCATGCAAATAACCGTCAATCCACTGTTTTATATAACACTTCACCAACGCCTGTTGCTTCATGTACATCTCTTAAATCAGGACAGTGTGATAAAAATGACCCTTATGGTGATTGTTATCAGCCTCCTAATGATGGTTGTACTCGTTTAGCTGATGGCTCTATTACTTGTCCTGATGGTGCTGCTCCTCCAAGTCCTACGGGTACTTGTAGTGGTGCTACTTACTGTAATAGACCGCCCACAGGTTGTGGCACTGGTTACGTTTCTGGCTCATTCAATGGTCAGGCGTTATGTGTTAAATCTTCTAATTCAGGTACTGGTTCTGGCACTGGTACAGGTTCTGGTGATGGTGGTGGTGGTTCTGGTTCAGGTACACCAATTGATACTGGTACTGGTAGTACTAATATTAATAACTCTGGTTCTGGTTCAGGTTCTTCTACAGGTGGTTCTGGTGGTGGAACTACTTCAACAAGCTTTACTATTGATTTATCACCTGTTGTTAGGGCTATTTCTGCTTTATCCGATAAATTGACTTGGGTTAAGTCTGAATTGGTTAATGCTGTTTCTCGTGTTGAAGATAAACTTACCCAGACTAATAGCAAGTTAGATACAACTAATTCTAAACTTGATTCTGTTAAGTCTTCAGTTGATCAAACAACTGCTGCTGTTAATGCTAACGCTACTACTGTAAAAACGGCTGTAGAAGCGAATACGGCTGCTACAAACAATGTTAAATCGGCTGTCGATGCTAATACCAACTCTACAGCTAATAAGCTTAATGAAGTCGTTAATGCAATTAATAATAAGCCTGTTGGCGGTGGTGGTGGCGGAACTACCGATGTTAAGCCTGTTGTTGATGCTATTGAGAAACAGACTACTGATTTTAAAGATATGATGAAGACTGATTCATCAGACTTTGATACATCACAGTATGAGAAAATTGGAGATGCTTCAGACGATCCACGCTATTTAAATGCCCAGTCAGAAGCTACCAATGCACTTCAGAATTTATCTAATAAATTAACTTTTTCTAATACTGCATGCGTACAGGACTTTACGGTTGATTTTCCTTATTTTGGTTCTTTTGTAGTTCCAATTTCTCGTTGGTGTGAACTCTTAGCACTAATAAAAATATTGATACATCTCAGTACATTAATTCTTGCTTTTAGAATGCTTGATTCAACAGTGAGGGCTATCTAATGCCATTGTTTATTGGGGCTATTGTTGCTGCATTATTGAAGGTTTTATTTAGATATGCGGTTTTTAAAATATTTGCCAAATTAATTTTGGGGACTGCTACTGCAGGAATTATTTACTTATTTTTAACTAGTACCATCAAACCTTTTATTGATGAAATGCAACAAAAGATTGTTGATAAAGCTGCTGAACTCTCAACCATTGGTGGTACTGCTGCTGAGGTCATCCAATACTTTGATTTCATTCAATGTGTAAACATTATTCTATCTGCTTCGGCTGCTTGTTTTAGTTTGAAACTAATGTCAGTAGCCATTCGTGCTTTCGGCATTAATACAGGGGGTTAATTCATGGCTATTAAACTAATTACAGCACAGCCTGGCTCTTATAAGACTGCAATGATGATGGAAATTGCTAGCAAAATGGCTAGTGAAAACCGTCCAATTTACTTATGTAATATTCGTGGTTTAAAGCCTGAAATACCTTTCCCATATCAAGTTTTAGATCACTTCAAAGACTGGATAGATACTCCTGAAACTTCTGTTATTTTTATTGATGAAGTACAGGAATTTACTCGCGATGTTCCGACTAACTGTAAAACAGAAGATTTACCAAAGTGGTTGACCTTGTTAGAAAAACATCGTCATGAGGGTAAAGATATTTTTATTGTTACTCAGCATCCGATGTTTATACATACTCATGTAAGACGTTTAACTTCTGAGCATGTTCATTTAGTAAGAAATGGTAATGTTCCGTTCGCTGCCAAACGTACTTGGGGGTTTGTTGAGTCAGATCCAGACGACTTTCAAAAGGCTACTGTTAAAAATGGTTGTACTACGTCTATCTATAGACCTAATAAAGATGTCTTTAACTGGTATGAATCTACGGTATTAGATACCCATAAATTTAAATTTCCTACTAAATTAATTAAGACAGTAAGTCTTTTAGCTGCTCTTGTTGGTTTCTCTGTTTATATTGGTTATCCAGTATTTAATAAATATTTTGGTTCTAAAGAACAAGAAGTCTCTGCTACAGACACTTCACCACAGCCAAATAATTCAAATATGACCTTAGCTGAAAAGGCTAAGCTTGATGCAGCTATGGCTGGTCTTACTCCAGAGCAGTACGCTGATTTAATGCATCCTGAAAAACGTAACGCTGAACTGCAAGCTGTTAACGATGTAAGAATGGAAACTATAGCTGTAAAATATAATCCTAATCGTCCTTACGATATGGATACTTCACAGATTCAATATGAAGTTACCGCTAAGCCTGTTTTTTCAGGTTGTATGAAGAAAAATGGTAAATACGTTGCTTATACTCAACAGGGCACTATTTTGCATGATGTAAGCCAATCTGATTGCCGTAAACTTATGGAAGATGGCGATAGACCATTTAATTATTTTCAGGTTCAGAATAACCGACCTGCTCAGGTAAATAATGCTATGCCACAGGTGCAGATGCAGCCTAATTATTCATCTTATCAGGCTAATAATTATGTCCAGCCTAACTTACAGCGTAGTTCTGTAGATGGTGCAAATTCTCAAAGTTCTTTTTCTTTTTAAGGGGTTAATTAAATGATGTCTTTAGCTGATATTTCTGCATTACATAACCTTGTTATTCATATTTTTGTAGCTGGTGCAATATTAGGTTTCATCTTGTCTGGCTTCTTTAAAACTCTATTAAATATGTGGGCTTATCGTTTTGAGAGACCTAAAAGAATTAAGACTGATACAGGCTTTTTGTATTTTTGGAGGGGTAAATATTATCCTTTAGAACAACGTAATAAGTTTATTGAAGAACATCGAAAAAAAATTCGAGCATCTTTTTCTTGATTACTAAAAACCGTCTATATGTTCTACCCTAGTAGTAACCAAAAAAAACCGTTCAGGGGAATTGTGACCGATCCAACTCGGTCACAAGGCGTAGTCTACGGTTTTTTACGCGACCAAACTTCGAGTTACACGCAATGCTCATACTGTGGGCGTACTCTACAATTTGGTCAGTTGATGAAACATCTAAGAGTATGGCATTCTTACGGAACTAAAGATTTTAAAATTGATTTCTGATTGGCATTTTATTACATTTTTATTTAAGCCGGCGAGCTCGCCCTGGTATTAAAAAAATGAATTAAATCAATGCTTGGTCTTTTTAGGGGATTGGCAAAATATGACAAATAATGATATCGCTTTAATACTTTTTTTGATTTTCCTTTGCTTGGCAGCCCTCTATCATACTTTTAAAGCTATTAAGGAATCTTGATGCTGAGAGTTCGCATAATAGCCGCATTATGTTACTTGCCATGTTCGTTGACTAAAGACCCCGCGCTAGCGGGGTTTTTTGTCAATGATGCGACCATCTTTCTGCACTC